AACGTGCTTATCGCTAAATGAGTTATGGTACATTGTAACACATAAAGCTATTACGCAAAGCAATCCGCATAAACGCTTCATGCTATAACTGCCGTTTTCATCCTTAAAAAACTGTTTCATCGCCCCTGACCTCTATATTTTTTTTTATAATTTTTGCTCGTTTTATTACTGCTCGTTTTGCTTTTTGCAGCTACGCCTCTTTTGCTTGATTTTTTAACGTATGCACTTACGTTCATTGCCTTTGCCATAACTATAATTTTAATGAATAACCGATTGAATAACCAGACATTCCATAACCAACGCTAAATAAGCCTCTCTGCCGAGTTTTAAATGATAGGCTAATGTTGTGTTCCATTCTGCTCATATCATTGCTTAAATCGCTTCTAAATCCTATGTATAAAGCTGATTTAGGTTTAGCTTGTATATTATTAGTAATTGTTATGGTTTTTTCTTGGATTTTGGCTTTGAATGACCTGCCGATAATTCTGTTTTGGCTGATGGTATCTCGGATGACAAAGAGGTTGCTATCTTGCCTGATGCTATCAGTAAATTCTTTAGCCTGGTTATAATCTTTGATAATATATGTAGTATCATAATTTTGCTTATAAATAGTATCTAAAATCTTGTAAGGTATTTTATCGCCTTTTGTAAACTTAGTGAATGTTTTATGAGTAATTACAGTATCAATAGTTGTTTTAGTAATAGTATTGACTTGCTTTTTGCCCATTAATAAATAAATGGCTAATAGCAATAAAACGACTATTAGTCCATTCTTTATCATTGCATCGGTATGATTGTACCTACCGGATATGATGCACCCTCTGGTGCTTGTGTTATTGATGTTTCACCATCTACTACTCTTAGCGCCCTGCGTAATGGTACTGCGGCTTCGTTTAAGGGACCCAAACACTCTGCTAGTGTAACTCCATTGACTTTGTCTTCTAACACCTTACAAGGCATACAAAACATATTAGACATGCCTTGCGTTTTAGTAATTACAAATGAGCGGTTAACTGTCGGCAATACATCCCATGTTGGAGCTTGTGCTACTGAGTCAAAATACCAAAAATAAGACCAAACAGTCTTGTCTGTGCTATCTGGCGTTATTGATGGATTGCCTACAAGCATAGCGTTAGCTAATGAAACGCCATCCAATACAGGGCAGATTGACTTGCCCTCTAAGAACTTTTTGCCTTGCACTTCGATAGTCCTGCCTGTTAATTCAGCACCAGATGCACCGCAAAAAGCAAACTTGCCCTTGACTAATACTAACGCTTTTTCAGGTTTTGGCTTATCTTGAGTCAGATAAATAGCACCTATTGTGACTATTATCGCTACGGCTACAATTATCTTTTTCATAACTTTTTAGTTGCGTTGTAATAATACCTAATCGCAAAACCTCCCGAAACTATGGCAACCAATGAGGCTACCAGAGTTACTAAAGGCTGAAAATTGGCTATGCTTAATAGCGCACTTGAAATGCTTATTATGGTTGCTGAATCAGCGTAGTTATGGTTTGTCATCTTTTATCTGCGGTTGTAACTGTTTAATTAATTCTGCGGCTACTGATTTTACCTGAATGTGAGGACTTGTGCTTTGCTCTATTACTGCTAATACTGCCTCCCATTCTTGTACGGTTAACTCAACTTTTAACTTTTGGATTTCTTGTGTTGTTTCTGTCTTTACTTCTTCTTTGGTTTTCATGTTTTGTTTTTTTGGTTTGGTCAAATATAGTTATTCTAAATTATTAGTTGGCTCAATAGGTGCTATTCCTTTTAATAAATCTATTTCTGCTGAAAGTTCTTCTATTTTAGACATACACTCCTGCAATACTTTAATTGTAGCATGATAAAGGTCAGTTGTATAAATAGATTTTAATGGTTCTTCATTATTTATGATTTCATTTCCTTCTTCATTAAACTTAATTTTATTATCCCATCCATCTACATCTACAAATTCAGGTGCTACTGATTCTATTTGTTGAGAAATTACTCCTATATTAAAGTCATCATGAGTTTGGTCTTTATATTTAAACTTAACTATTTCAATAGCTTTAAACTTATTCCAATAAGATTCAAGAGGTTCAATTTCTTTTTTTGTTCTTTCATCTGAAAGGTTTACATTATTTGCTTGGTAGTTATAAATTCCTCCATTTGTTGTAACAACAAATCGTTGAGTACCGTTTTCATCACCATAAAACAACCAATTGGTTGAATTGTTCATTACTGTATTATGTTTTACTTGTAATCCATAAGGCGATGAACTTGTGTTTGCACAAGTTATAGTTTGATTATCAATTACATTAGTTCTTATTTCGTGGTAAGTTCCTGTTGAGCTTATGTAAGTACCAGCATTTGAAGCCTTGAAAAAACCACCTGATGTGATACGCATACGTTCAGTGTCGTTTGTACTTAATATCAATGGACCTGCTACTCTTGTTCTTATGTTGAAGGCAGTGTTAGTATTATCGTAATAAAAATCAGTTTTAGTTGTTCCATTATTTCTAAAATCTAAGGCTGTAAATTGCTGTCCAGTATTATCTAAAATAGCTTGGTCAAAATTTCCACCAACAACGTGTATTTTATATGCAGGACTACTTGTACCTATACCTACGTTACCTGTGGATGCTATGGTGAGAGCAAGTGCTGAATTTACATATAACTGAAATGGTCTTGCACCTGTTGAAAACAAAACAGTTGAAGTTGCATCTGAATAAAGTTGTGCATTAACTCCTGATGTAATGCCAAATAAAATACCACCTCCATTAGTTCCTCGAATATCTGTTGAAGTATAACCTGAACCAAAAGATACAGGACTTGTTGTCCCGATGCCGACGTTACCACCTGATGTGATTTTTAACCTATTTGTACTATTCGTAGCAAAATCTAACGTATTAGCAGCCGATAAATACATTCCGTTTGTTGGAACAGTTGAAAAAGTTGGTATAAATGACCTTCCAGTTACTGATGTATTAAACGTAGAATTTCCGGGAGCAACAGTAAATATACTGCTACCAATCCACTGAAATACTGCTATATCACCTGCTGATTCTTCATTATTGTTAACCCATAAAGCAGGGTAAGTTGTCGAATTATTAGCAAATGCACCGCCATAACCATTTCCTGAACTTCCATATACACCACTTCCACCTGTTCCAGATGAATTTCCTTGCACACCTACACCTGTTGTAGCACTTGCATATAATCCCCATCCTGTTGTTGCAGTCCCTCGCAACGCCTTACCAGATGTAGCCGTACCCTGAACAATATCTGCAACTGTTCCTGTCATTGATAATCCAATGCCATAAAGAGTACCTGTAAGCGTTTTATCACCTGCAAAAGTCTGCGTTCCTGTGGTAACAACACCTCTTGCGGTTGCGCTTGCATCAGGTACGTTTAGCGTAATTACAGGCGTTGTAGTGCTATTTGCTACTGTACTTGATAAATCAGTACCACTTGTTCCTAAAGTAAGAGCAGCAACCGAAGTAACCGTTCCTACACCTGCACCACCTACTAAAGCTATTGTACCCGTAGCACTGGGTAAAGTATACGTATACGTTCCGTTAGTAATAGTTGAGCCTAAAGTGAGCTGACCTGTAACTCCAAGCGTACTACTAAAACTTGCAGTAGTGCCTGTTAAACCTTGTGCTAAAGTAACTTGCTGACTTGTGTTAATAGTTAATGCAGCTTTACTTAAAGTACCTAAAATTAAAGAATTTGAACCAACTGATTTTAATACTGTTGCATAAGCTATGCCGCCTTCGGCTATTGGAATTTCTGTTGGTGTTGCACCCTCAATTCCTAAACTTGCGTCACCTGTTGTATTTGATATTCTTATAAATTTTGCAGAAGTTGATGCACCTGTATTTTGTAAAAATTGACCTACAAATGTACTTGCTAATGTACTGCTTAATGTTTTTGCCCCTGCTATTGTTTGCGCTCCTGTGGTTATTAAACCTCTTGCAGTTGCACTTGCATCAGGAATATTAAAAGTATGCGTATCAACCGAGCTTGAAATTGCAAAATCTGTTCCTGTACTTCCAACTGCAAAATATTGAGCTTGTTTGGTTAATCCGTTTAGCGTATTTATACCATTTGAGAATGTTGTAATAATCTCTGATAAATGATTGTCCTCAGTATGCAAGGTAATTGTTCTGCCTGAATGGGTAACATAAACCCGAATAGCAAGTCTGTCTGTTATTGTTAAGACAGTCTCAGGAATGCCAACAGAAGTATAATAAATATCTATTGCCGTACCATTTGTTATACCCTCTGGCGTAGCTGAGCTTGTACCTAATAGCGTAAAAGTAGTGCCGTTATATTTGTAGACTTCCACATAAAATGATGGCGTACCTCCGTTAGATGATGCACTAAAGTACATCTCTACGTTCCAATTACCTGCCGGTATTAGTAAAGATGCAGGATCGTTTGCATCGGTTATAAACTGAGCAATATATCCATTTGCGTTAATAGTAAAATCAGTACCTGTACCAATGACAGGAGTTTTATTCATTTCATAATAGGCATTCCCACCTATTGTACCCTGACTTACAGAGCCGTTTAGATAATAGGAAACCGATGAACCGCCTCCTCCATTTGTCGGAAAATCAGCTAAAGCGCCATCACCTCTAATGTACTGAGATGCTACACCTGCAGCGGTAACTGCTAAAGTCCCTGCACTTGTTATAGGTGAATTAGCTACGTTAAAAGCCGATGGCATTGTTAAGCCAACTGAACTCACTTTGCTATTGATCTGGTTTTGTACTTTGCCAAATGCTTGTAATATCGTATCGGTTGCGGCAATAGCGCCACCTGTGACCGATAAGCCTGTCAATAGTTTACTAGTCACTCTGGCATCCGTCACAATACCTCCGACAGTTGTCCTATACGCTATCTGATTGCCCGTTATGGCAATAGGTATTATATTAGCATCCGTTACCGAACTCGGTAATGCCGTAAAATCCTTTAAATAAACTCCATTAATTACTGGCATATCTTCTAATTTACAAATACATACAAACCACCACCATTATCAACATAAACACCCTCATCCTGCGCCCAGACATTATAAGCTAGAGCTGCATTTACAATCGCTCCATAGCCGGTAATAACTCCTGTAAATTTAACAAAATCCTCTGATGTTCCGCTAATCTCTAAAGATTCCAGAAATCCCTCACCTGCATCGCCCTCATTCGTATCTGTGTTAAGCATTGACCAATCCATAATCTGTCTTGATCTGCCTAAATCTTTTAACTGATCCCATCCTATTATAGCCTGATCTGTGGAATAAACCGCTTCAAAACTAATAGAATAAGAATGCAACTGTGGTAACTGCTTCTGAGCCATATCTTGCGTTGACTTGCAGGTTTTAATAAAGCTAATATTCTCAGCTAAATTATTGCTCAGCAAACACCCGACCGGCGTATCGTTTATATAAAGCATTAAATCAGTCATATCCTGTTATATTACCGCTAAATTTAATAAAATCCTGAACCTCACCTACTATCTCTAAATTCTCTATAAATCCTTGCCCTTGCTCACCCTCTATTCCATCGCCTGTAATTTGCCAATCTATCTTAACTCTTTCAAGCGATTTTAAGCCTGTCCACGACATTATATTATTGTCGGTAGTCATAACACCCTCAAAGGGTATAGAGTACGTGTAGAGCCTCCCTAATTGCGTCTGACCGCCTGACTGTGTTGTCTTGCACGTTCCTAGAAAGGAAATCTGCTCTGATCTACTCACAGAGGTTAAACAACCTACTGGCATATCATTTATAAATAGCATCATGGTCCTGCTTTTACAGTTACTCTAGTTGTAGCTCCGTAATCTGGCACTAAGGTATAATCCAAAGCAATTTCGTCATCTACTATTCTACCTAAAACTGCTTTACAGATATTCTGCTGCAAATCATAAG